ACGATTGCTACAGGTGACATCCTACGGATTGCTGCTGGCGACCTAGACGTAACTGCGGCCTAGTCCGATGGCTGAGATACTCGGCCCAACACTGGAGCAGCTAGACAACTGGGGCAGCATTGATGACCTCGATGCTTTTGGCTCTCTGGAAGATATGGATAACCTCAATCTTTTTGAGGCGACATCTTCTGTGTCGGCTTCGGTATCAGCCACTTCTAATAATCAAGTTACATTTGTTTTTGACGGAACTGCTAGTGCGGCGATTACAGTGGCAGGCGTTGCTATTCCTGTTCGTCAAGTTGGGGCTTCGGTTGATACAGCCGTTGCTGTCGTAGGCGATGCTGAAATTATCAAAGAGGCAGCATCCTTTGTAGACATAGCAATAACTGAGTCTGCTGATGCTGAGATAGTTAAGGAAGTTGCAAGTGCTGTAGCGACTGCATTTACAATTACAGCAGAGCAGTTACGCATACAGTCTGTTGATGCGTCTGTAACAGGTGCAGCCAGCGTTGCTGCCATAGCGCAGTTTATTGCGGCTATGGATGCTTCAGTTGATGTTGCGATTACTAGCACTGGTAATGCAATTAGAGTTTCTACTGTAAGCAGTAGCTCAGATATTTCACTGAGTGCTACATCTGATGTAAACACTATACTTATTGCTGATGGTGCTGTGAGCATGTCTGTTGCTGCTGATTGCTCTATGCAGTTTACTGCTAGTGGTGCTGGTTCTGTTAGCTGTGTTATAACAAGTGTTATAACGGGTGAGGTGCTTGGAGAGCTTTGGTCTATTGTTACTGAGGGGACAGAAACATGGACGGAAACGACAAGCGATGGGGAAGCATGGAGTGTCGTATCTGAGGGCGGTGAAACATGGACTGAGACTACTGCTGGCTCAGAAGTTTGGACAAATGTTAGTGAAGGTAGCGAGGTTTGGTATAGGCAATGATAAGATTTGGAGAGTTTTTACCAGACCAGTCTGCTTTTAATAATGCTGGAACAACTGTAGCTACAAATGTAATTCCGTCTTTGACAGGTTATGAGAGCTTTCAGGGTTTATCTCCGATTAGTGGTACGGCTGACAGCACTATTGTTGGTTTGTTTGCTGCTCGTGATGATGATGGCAACACAGCTTTGTATGCTGCTGACAGGGCTAAGATTTACAAGTTTGATACATCTGATGGCTCATTAGACAACATTAGTAAGTCTGGCAACTATACCACTGGCACAGAAGATAAAGTGCGTTTTGTTCAGTATGGTGAGACTGTTGTTGCCACCAACTTTGCTGACCCGATACAAAAGATAACTGCTGCTGCATCTGGTTTGTTTTCTGACCTGAGTGCAGATGCGCCAAAAGCTAAGTATATTGCTGTTGTGCGTGATTTTGTAATGACAGGATTTACTAACACAACTGCTGATGGCACTAAGCCGTATCGTACACAATGGTCTGCATTGGGTGATGCAACAAGCTGGGCTGTAAGTGCTACGACACAAGCTGACTTTCAGGACATTGATGACTTGGGTGACATTACTGGTTTGGTCGGCGGTGAGTATGCAACGATACTTTTAGAAAAGGGTATTGTTCGTGCTTCTTATATTGGCTCACCTTTAATATTTCAGTTTGACAAGGTTGAGTTAAACAGAGGGTGTAAAGTACCAGGTAGTGTTGCTAATGTTGGACACGCTGTATTTTACTTGGCTGACGATGGCTTCTATATGTTTGATGGCAAAGAGTCCCGTCCGATTGGTGCTGAAAAAGTAAACAGATTTTTTTTGGAGGACTGGGATGGAGCTTATGCAAAGAATATGTCGTCTGCTGTTGACCCGCTACGACAAGTGGTTATCTGGTCTTATGCTAGTACATCGGCAACTAATGGCGTACCTGACAGACTTATTATCTACAACTATGCGCTTGATAGGTGGTCAACGGCGAACATTGGTGTTGACCATTTGGCGGGTGTTTATACGGCTGGTTTTACTCTTGAGCAACTTGATGCTGCTTTTGGCAGCTTGGATGTCTTACCTGCTTCTCTCGATGGGGTGGTTTATCGTGGTGGTGAGTTTGTTTTTGCAGCCAGCAAAGACGACAAAATCCAAACTTTCACGGGTGATACGCTTGCGGCGATTGTTGAGACGGGCGAGTTTGAAGTTCGCAAGGGCAATAGAAGTCTCATTAGAAACGTCATCCCGTATGTTACGCTTCGTGAAAATGAGAGTGGCGCAGTTACGGCGCAAATTGCGAGTCGTAATAGGCAGATAGATACGTTTACGTTTGGTTCTGCTTCTAGCTTGAATGAGGCTAACTTTATTCCTGTACGCTCTGAGGGGCGTTATCACAGGGTAAGACTTAATTTGACTGGTGAGTGGAAGAAGACGCAGGGCATTGATATTGATGCAACGACTACGGGACGCAGATGAGCAATCAATACAGAAAGCTACCATACCAAGGCGGTTCTCCTCGTGAAATATCTGAGGTGGTTAATAATGCTATGGAGGGCAAGATTAACTCTACTGGTAGTTTCACGCTTGCAACTGGTGGTGCAACAACAACAACAATAGAAGATAAGCGCATAGGTGCAGAGTCTGTCATCTTGTTTATGCCAACTACCTTGAGCGCGGCGGCATCGAATAAATATCCATTTGGTTTGTTTGAAGATGATGCAGCGCAAACATTTGCGTCTGCTAATACGCCTTATGTTTTGGCAATTACGGAATCTGAGATAGCTTATGGTATGAGCCTTGCAAGCAATCAAATTACAGTTGATTACGCAGGTTTATACGATGTTCATGTTGGTGCAGATTTTATAAACACGTCATCACAGATACATGATGCTTATATGTGGTTGCGTGTTAATGGGACAAATGTAGCTCATACAACTGCACAGTTTGGTGTTTCTGATAAGCAGGGTTCTAGTGTGGGAGCTACGCCTGTTTCTGTTACACATCCACTTGAATTAGATTCTGGTGATTATGTTGAGGTTGTTGTTGCTGTTGACGACACTTCTGTAAGTCTTGCTGCAAAGGCAGAGCAGACAACGCCTTACGCACGACCATCATCTCCGTCTGTTATGGTCGAAATGTCTATGTTACAACCATCTCAGTCAACTGGCAGTGCATTTGAGCTTTATGTTAGCTCTCAAACTACTGGTTCAGCAACTTTGTCACACCTGCCAAACACTGAGGCAGACAAAACTTATAGGTATTTGGTAATTGGCTAGTGCCACTTTATTTAACTAATTGTATTGTGTAGTATAGGGAAAACTTGAGGATAAGATTATGGCAGAACCAGCAGGTGTAACCGAAACAATCACACGCACAGCCCCCGCACCATTTGCAGAACCATTCCTGCAATATGGTATGAGCGAGGCTCTGCGTCAATATCAGCAAGGCCCATACCAGTATTATCCTGGCGAGACAGTAGTTGGCTTTGCACCGCAAACAGAACAAGCGTTGCGTATGAGAGAGCAACAGGCTCTAGCTGGCACTCCCGTTGGAACGGCTGCACAGCAATACGCAACAGACGTACTTGGTGGCACATTCCTCGGCGGTAGCCCTGGATTGAGTGAAGCTATCAACAGAGCGTTACAACCTGTGCAAGCAACAGTAACAAGCGGTCTGGCGCAGCGTGGTCGTTTGGGTTCTGGTGCTGCTGCTGACGTTATGACTCGTGCGCTTGGTGACGTTGCTGCTGACATTGCATATCGTGACTATGGTGCTGAACGTGCTAGACAGCAACAAGTGTTAGGCTTTGCCCCACAACTGCAACAGGCTTCATATTATGATATTGGTCAGCTAGGTGCTGTCGGTGGTGCTAGAGAGCAACTTGCACAGCAACAGCTTGCTAGTGACATTGCTAGATTCCAGTTTGAGCAACAAGCACCTGCACAAGCCCTTGGTCAGTATCAGGCACTTGTGTCTGGTTTCCCGATGGGTCAGACATCATCTGCAATACAACCATACTTTGAGCCAAGCACAGGCCAAACATTCTTAGGTGGTGCTGCATTGGGTGCGTCTTTGCTTGGCAAGGAAGCAAGTACTGGAGAGCGTTTGCTGGCTGGTCTTCTTGGCGGCGGTATTGCTCAATTTTAATTAATAGGTACAATCATGGCATTATTTGATTTCTTGAAAGAGCCAACACCTGAATCTTATAGATTTTTAGGGCAAGATTACAGTGGTTTACCTTCGGAAGAACTAGAAAATCTTAGAAGGTTTTTGGTCTTTGGCAGGAAGACAGGTCGTTTTGGCGCGGATGTTTTTGATGAGGTTGACGAAATAAACAACCTTCTAGGTCTTCGAGCAAGAGCAGGTGAAAGAATGGAAGGGTTTAGACAAGACCCAACATTTTCAGAACCCGCCCCTATTTTAACAGATGTAACTGCCTCCCAAGAATCTGCGTTTACACCTAGCTTACTGGCAATGCGCCCTGTTGTTGCGGGTGAGTCAGGGAAAGTTGTTGACACAGTTTCTTCATCAACTCCTGCTATGTCCCAAAAAACTGTTTCTGAACAACCTGGGCTATTTTCTCGAATTGGTCGTGGCTTAACATCTGAGGGTGGATTATTAAGCGGTAGTCCAACAGCGCAGGCTAGGCTTGCAGCTATAGGTGAAAGTTTGCTTGGTGGGCCTACAAGAACTCCTGTTAGTTTTGGTCAAGCACTTGCTCAAGCTAGTCGAGCAGGCAGGGGTGCAGAGCTTGCCCAACAACAAAGAGAAGTTGCAGAACTAGGTTTAGAGTCTAAACGCAGAAAACTTGAGGCAGAGGAAACTTTGCGAGAAGGTGTTAAAGAAGACAATAATGCAAAGATATTCCAAGCCTTGAGCGTTATTGCTCCTGTTCAATACATGAAGCTCTTGCGAGATAAACCAACCTTAAATGAAGAATTTAAACAGTTTCTTGACGACAACCCAGAGCTAAAAAAACAGCACTTTGAGAATAAGATAAAAGGTGGGGATGTGTTTTCTAAATTTTTAATGGGTATGTTTAGTGCTGGTGAGTCTAATCAAGGTGATGAGACTGAAAGTGATGAGACTCAAGGTGGAGCTGACTTGTCTGGACTTACTGATGAGCAGCTTAAGGCTATTGCTGGTGTAAAGGACTAATAATTATTATGAGTTCTTTAGGTGCAAATATAACGCCCCAAATGGCGTTAGAAGAACTTGAGAAAAGAAAATCAAGGGCAGTGCCTGTTGTTCCTGACATAACTCCTGAAGATGCGCTTAAGGAGCTTGAGAGACGTTCTTCTGAAAGTAAAGTAGAAGTAAATAAAATATCCCCTATTGAGGCAAGAGCAGAATTAGCAAGGCGTGGGGTTGATGGCATTTCAGAGGCAGACTTACTGCAAGACCCCAACTGGATTAAAAACTCCAAAAAGGTTTATCAGATGAATGAGGGTGTCGATGCACCTGACCTTCAGTCAGACAAAGAATATGCAAAGTACGGCATGAATTACATGGGTTGGTTTAATTATAACCTACCCAAAATGGGGCTTGAAGCTACTCAACTCAGAACTGCAACAGACGACCAAAAAAAAGCGTTTGTTGACCTTATGGAAGACTATGACCGCAAAGACATTAGTCTTGCTGGCACAGGCAGGCTTGCTGCAGGTGTTTTACTTGACCCGACAACTTATTTTAATATCGCTACACTTGGTGCTGGTCTTGCGGGTAGAGAAGCAGCAAAGCAGGGCATTAAACTAGGTGTAAAAGAGTCAGTAAAGGAAGGCTTAACCCAAGGCGCAAAGATTGGTGCTATTGAAGGTGCTGTCTATGGTGCAGCAGATAATGCGTTAAGACAGTCTACAAAAATACAGGCTGGCAGACAGGAAGATTTTGACTTTGGTGAAAGTGCTTTGTCTGCTGGAACTGGTGCTGTTATTGGAGGCACTTTAGGCGGTGGCATTGGTGCTTTGGCTGGTCGTGCAACTGGTGTAAAGGAAGTTGTCGAATCCGACAAGACCTTGCTTGAAGGCAAGAAGGTTGATGTTGATAAAGAAATTGCGCCGTATAGTGAGGAAGTTGCACAAGGCGTTAGAAATGAGATTGCTGATTTAGATGTTGATATTCAACCTGACTTAACTTTAGACGTTAGTGGAAAGGCTGTTGATATCGGTGTTGAATTACTAAGAGAGCTTAAGATACCTGCAATCAGTAAGGATGCAAGAATATCAGACCAAATATTTGAGGTGTTGCAATTAGCTGAAAAAACACCTGAATACAAATCGGCTTTCACAAATGTTTTAAAAAGAAACAATGTTACCCCTGTAGAGTTTTCTCAGCTATTTAGGCTGGGTACGGCTGATGCTGGTAGAAGATTGCAGCAACTAAGCACTGCAAGCAAAGCAGTTCAAAGTATATCTGATGAGCTTGCTGGCATAGCTCCAAAAGAGCCAATGGGCGCAAAGATAATCAAAGACATTAGAGAGCTTGATAATGTAAGGCGGGGTGCATTGGTTTCTTTTTGGGGAACAGCTATGCGTAACGCTACAGCACAAGTAGGTCGCACAGGAATGGAAGTTTTGACTGATGTTTATGATAATTTACTAAGTCAGACTTTTAACCCTCTTAGAAAAGCATTTGGCGCGGAGGTGAAGCCTGTTGACTACTCACAAAGTTTTGGGCTTCTTCTTAATTTGCTGCCTGGTAAAGGAACAAAAAAAGCCAAAGATGTTACCGACTTCGTTACCAAATATTATGTGAATGAAAGATAGGCTTTTTACGAATTATGCGTCTGATGTGGCTGACGCAACAGAGTCTAAGACATTTAAACGAGCGCAAAAAGTTGTAGATGCTTTTAATGTTTTAAATCGTATGCAGGAATATTATTACAGGCGCGGTATGTTTGCTGCCTCTCTTGACAAGTCGTTAAGGGATAGAGGCTTGAAGATGCAAGATGTTATTGATGCTGGTGAGGATGGAATTAACTTAATTAAAAAATCAGAAGTTGAAAAGGCTGTTGATGACTCCTTAGATTTTACTTATGCAGGTGAGCCTAAAACAGATTTAGCGAAGGCTTTTTTAACTGTTGCTAATAAAGTTCCTTTTATTACAACGGCAGCTTTTCCATTTGCTAGATTTATGGCAAACGCAATGGAGTTTCAGTTTAAGCACAGTCCCCTTGGGTTTACCTCTCTGCTTTTTCCGAAGGAAATAGATAAGATTGCAAAGGGAGATTACGAAACTTTTGCGAGAGCTGCTCTTGGAAGCGGTATTTTGCTTGCAGCTATTGAAGCTAAAAGAGAGGGTCTTTTGGGTGATGAAAAGTGGTATGAGATGCAAATGGGAGACAAGACTGTAGATACCAGAGCTTACTTTCCTTTAACCCCATATGCTCTTGTTGCTGATATTATTGTAAGAAGTGACAGGGGTTTGGCTGGCCCTGATGCTAGAGATGTTTTGCGCGGTTTAACTGGGGCGCAGTTAAGAAGTGATGTTGGTCTAGGGATAGTTGATAACCTTTTGAATATGTTAAGAGGAGTCGGTGACCCCAAGAAAATCAATCAAATTCTGGCTGAGTATACTGCTGATGTTATTGGTGGGTTTACAGTTCCGTTAAGAAACTTTTATGAATTTATAAATGCAACTAGGGACGAAGAGGCACTTAAATTTAGGGAGGCTTCTCCTGAAGGAAAGAGTTATATTGAGGACGTTGGGCGAATTTTACAGTCTAATATACCTGTGATAAAGGAACGCTTGCCTGAAGCTGAATCTCCAACTCGTGCTGCCGCGCCAGGTAGACCTCAAGAGGTGTTTGGGCTTCCATCTGGATTGGTGTCGCAATTTACAGGTATAACTGCGAGAGAGGCTAAAAACCCTGCGGAAAAAGAGTTTGATAGGCTAGGCTTTAAGAGAAGAGATATATTGCCTTATTCTGGCGACAGAAAAATAGACAACTTGGTAGCAAAGAATCTTGGCCCTGTCGTTGAAGATGTTGTTTCTGACATTGTGGTTTCGCCAAAATACCAGTCGTTGAGCAACCCCAAAAAAGAGTTTATGTTAAGAGAAATCTTAAGGGTTTTTCGTATGCCAGCTAGAACTCGCGCTATGGCAGAAGACCCGCAAAGGTTTTTGAGGCAAAGGGTCAAAATGCTTACTAAAGCCGAGAGATTAATGTTAAGAGAACAAAACCCTGAGAAGTATGAAAGATTACTAGAGGACTAAAC